TGTAGGGCTTGATACCCTCGATGGTATCAAACGTACCCACGGCCATGAATACAGTCTTACCCTTGAGCGTACCCTTTTCTGCGTTGCCCTCATTCACAAGGTTATTGCAAATGCGGCTGGCGTACTGGCTCTGCTTATCAGCAGGGAACAGACCCTCGGTCATAAGGTCAGAGCAGGTGAAACACTCGCCCTTATGTGCTTCCAGAAATACCTGCACATTCTCCATGGAGACGGCGGCGGCTTCCTGCGTGGCGGTGGGCTTCTTATTGACGTTCTTGCGGTTCAGCAGGTCAATCTGATGGGTAGCCCACTCCCGCATCTCACCGGCGGTCATGCCACTGGGCAGGGTCATAATGTCAACGTTGGACAGGATAGCGTTGAAAAAGTCGCGGTTAAAATTCTTGGTAGCCATAGTATCAATTCCTTTCTGCGGTTATAGTGTCGCACACTTGATTTTTGTTGTCCTTTAGGAACATCTATACACTAACATATTTTCTTGAATTTGTCAAGAGGTTTTTCAAGAAAATATGAAATTTTTTAAGGTACACAAGAGGCGGTGGGCTTTGTTCTCTCCCTCACTTCTTGATTAGATTTTACCATACGGGCAGGGAAAATGCAAGTGTCAAACTGCACTAATTTTAGGAGAATAGTACACAAATTTTTGTGCAAGTTGCTTGTGAAAAATTTAACGGATCGTGGGTACAAAAATAAAACTCGGCTCCTTGCGTCCCACAAGGAGCCGCCCAAGTTTTCTTGGACAGCTTTTCCTTAGTATTCAAGAACAGGGATTTCCTCTCCATCTGCGGTTTCAACCGCCGCATACTCAAAATCTTCCACAAAGGCATAGCCATAGTGTTCGCCAATGTAGTTTTCCAAAGCTGTGTAATCATCCCTGCCCGGAGCAACTGCGGTCTGCGGTCGCTTATCCCAGTTTGCCTTACAGTTGTCAAAAATGATATTTGTCAACATCTCGTCCGGGACCTCTATCGGAACAATCTCAACTTTGGGAACGTGCAAATTAACTTTCATGGTTATTCCTCCTTTTCCTGCGGAGGGGCTTTCGCCCCTCACCGCATAGGGTCATTTCTGACCACGTTCATAATTTGCTTTTGCAACTCCGTAGGAACAGGAAATTCTTTGCTATTCTCAAACAGCAGTTTCCGCATGGGCTTTTTCTGTCGGAAGCAATAGGCAAGAATTTCCTTTTCAATCATCACGTCCGCAAGTCCGGTGTGTTCTTCTTCAAAGTCATGGTTCCCGCTGATAAACTGATATAGGATTTCTGCGGTCTTGCGGTACTGTCCATTTTTGGTTTTGTAACCGTTTTCCTCGCAGAACTTGCGATATGTTGGCATAGGGATAATTACATCTGAAGCCATCTTTAATGTATCCCAGATTTCCGTCCCATAGGGGAACCAGTATCGCCACTTTGATTTTGTGCAGTATCGCTGTGTACCGTTGCAGGCGTTAAGGTCAAAGCGGGCATTATGCGCGCATACCGTCTTGATATTGTATCGTTCCATGGTATCCAGCATAGCCGCTCGGATTTCGCGCAAGTCTGCCATGGTGCGGTAGCCTTGCCGCAAGTCCTCAATATACATGGGGATTTTGCTTGCATAATATGCGCTCTGCATAAGGTCACGCTCATATACGAATACGTCACGATTGACGAAGCTGGCACACTCGTATACATTTCCGGACTTGTCAATCACCGCCCAGCCTATATCATAGACCAAAACATTAGACATATCAAGTCCTGTTTCTGTGGGAATGGTGTTGGCAGTTTCGGTGTCAAGCATTAAAATATAATGCCGCCGTTTGTCGATTGCCATTTTATCAATTCCTTTCTCTTGTTTTGCGGTGGGTCTTATCCTCACCTCTTGATAAGAGTATACCAGATAACACAGGAAAATGCAAGTGGCAAATTGCATAAATTTTAGGAGATTGCAGGGTGCGAATTTGTGCAGTTTGTTTGTGAAAAATTTAACGGTTAGTACACAGAAATTAAAAATTCGGCTCATTGCGTCGCCAATGAGCCGCCCAAAAAGAAGGGCGACTCATTGACAAAAGAAAGGAGTGTCTCGTCCGTGGGGTGGAACTGTTAGGCACAGTTCCCCAGAAGCCAGATTGTAAGCAAAATTGCGGCGATAACATAGAGACAAGTGCCAGCAAGAAAATGCCAGTCGCGGGTATCGCACCATGTCTTCCATCCTACGATTGCGGCGGCGATACAATACAGTAATGCGGCAATAATGCAAACAATAGCAATGAAAATCATAGTTTACTCCTTTTCTTTCGGAACGAAGCCACGGCAATACTGACTTGTCCACCAGTCCTTTTCTCTCTTAGTGCATCGGTTTGTATACTGAGAGTCCAGCACCTTGCCGCGATTGTCACCCCAGTATTTACAATTATAGCAACATACTTTATAGGGATCGGTATAGCCGTATTGCTCACAGAGTTCTTGGCGAATGTTTTTTGGGTTCATGTTTTTGCTCTCCTTTCCCATGCGGGGAGGTTAGACCTCCCGCGCTTTCAACAGGATTTTCAAAATCTCAATGAGGTTATCTTCTCCAAACGCGACCCCACGCCAGTCAGTACGATTGCGGCTTTCATCATCGAACAACACGCCATTGGGATTTTTGACTACCTCATACTTGGGTGTGCCATAGGGGACAATATAAATCTCGTCCCACTTTACACTTGGTAAATGCCGCCGCAGATACTCCATCTTTGCGTCTACCACCTGCTTATGAAAGTCCTCACTTCCGCTCTTGGAAGTCCAGCTCACAATACCGACAGCTACGCCGCAAGCTTGCAATTTATGCAAATATCTTGCAAGCAAAGAGAAATTGACCAGCGGGGCGGCTACCTCATATGGGGTGGTATCTTCTGCTTGCAGGTACTCAAGCCAGCCCGGAACGCCGTAAAAGTTAGCGATTGTGCCATCCATGTCCAGATAAACCGCGGGGATAACAGAGAGATTAAACATTTTTATGTACTCCTTTCCTTTACTGTATCTGTATTGTACCAAATTTTAGGAGATTTGTCCATAGTCAAAATGCACAAAATTTTAGAGAAATTTTTGGTGGTTTTGTGCGATAAATAGAAACTCGGCTCTTTGCGCCCACAAAGAGCCGCCCAGCTTGTTTGCTGGGCGACTTAGTTAGTCTTCTTCTTCCTCTGTTTCAATCCATGCGATATCAAGAGTAAATCTTTCTGTATACTTCCAGCGCTGTCCGCAAGAGCAACATCTACACCAACGGTCTATCCAAAGGGTATCACCGTCTTGTTCTATACTGCCATCGTCACAGTAATAGCTATCTTCTCCACACTTAGGACATTTGTTTTCCATTTTGATTTTCTCCTTCCAATTTTTCAAACATACTCCACAGCGTTTCACAAGAAATATCATTGTGTTCAGCTATCCATACAATTTGGTCTCCCGTCGGCAGGTATTCATCATCTCGCCAGCCAAACATCCAATCACAGACTTTGTATGCTTTATACTCGCTCTCGGTCAACTTGCCGCGCAACCGCCAGTCCCAGCGAATGGAACTTATCATAGACCACGCGCACCCGCCTACGATAGTTAGTACCATAATTGCAACCGTTGCATACAGTACGAATGTGAACTTTATCATACCATATACCAACAGGATAAAACCACACAGAATGAGGAAATTGCGTGCATACCTTTTGAGGGTTTGCTTTTGAAAATCAGACATTTTCTCTACTCCTTAACACATTATCGCAAAATTCATTAGAGAACTCCTCGGCGAAATCATCATTATAGGCGCGGTTGGCGATGACTTCCATAACCGTCTCGATGCCATGCATAAAGTAGGGATTACCATTGATGGCATCATAGTGACCTTGGAACATAGGGCATTCGCGCAGGTCATTGAAAACCATCTGATACGCTTGTTTCAATTCCATAATACATACCTCCTTGTTTCAGTATAGCCATTATATCAATTATAAATTTTACTTGTTGCGGTGGAAAATGGAGTGCAGGATTACAACAATGAGCCAAATGACCAGCACCAGCTTCCACGAGAACACGATGGCGAAAGAGCCAATGGATGCGATGCCGATAGCAGGGAGAAGCCAGCAAAACAGCCAAACCAGTCCGGCAGTACACAGGAAATCGAAAGCGACGAGTGCCAAAAACAGAATGATGAGCATTTTTATTCTCCTCTCTTAAATACGATGGTTTTGTGTGTGGTGAAGGTCGCTCCGCGAACAAGCGGGTCATTTGCCAGGTCATTTGTGATGAACGACAAGGCTTCATTCTCATAGTCGAACCGCTTTCCATTAGTGAAACACTCGCCCCAAGAGGTTTCGCCCCACCATTCGACAGAGTAGTAAACATTTTTAGTTTCCATTGTTTTTACCTCCTTGTTTCATTGTACTCATTATAGCACACCTACTGGTTATTGTCAATAAAAAATGCGGGATTTCTTCCACATTTTTTTATTTATTTTCTAACTGCATTTTATCAGACCCGATAAGTGCGGCCAGCAGGTTTGAGGTATCACGAACTTGGCTCATAGAATACTCTTCGCCAATGTTGGAAATAGCGTATTCTTGTTCGTAGTCGTACATCAAATCAAACAGGTGAGAAATGACTTCGCGGGCGTCTTGGAGTTTGTCCTTTTCCTCTTGGGTGAGTTGAACCTGAATGTTTGAAGTAATGATGTTCATTTGTTTTACCTCCTTTTATTTACCGATTTCCACTTTTTCAGTAGGGGCAAGCATCTGAAGCACATTAGCCGTAAGGGCAATTTCCTGTCTGTCATAACCATTCCCACAAGTATCGCCCACATACTCGCAGTTATTATCGGCAATGATGTCATACAATTCATTGAGAATGTCATAGGCGTCGTGCAGGGCTTTCCGCTCCTCCTCTGTCACTTTGACATAGATGGGGGCTTTAATAATTTCCATTTTGTTTCCCTCCTTAATGTTTGTTCATATTTTCTTTCACTTGATTTTCAGAATTTCCTTGCCCAGCTTTCCGGACTTGAATACACGGCGAACGCTCACGATGTTGGCTTTCCGTAAAGTTTTTCTTGCGATATTATGAGCCTCGTTACCCGTACAGGCGATGATGGGAAATGCTTGCCCCTCTGCATCAATGCAAATGTAGGTATTAGCGATAGAGCGTTTCATATTGTTTTCTCCTTAATACATTTACCTCTTTTGTAACTACATTCTAACAGATTTTAGGAAGTCTGTCAATCGTCAATTTGCACAAAATTTACAGCATTTTTTTTGGCATCCCATATAATAAAATAAAGCTCGGCGCGTTTTGTCTGAAAACGCGCCGCCAAGGTTTTTACCCAAAGGCGGCCGCATTTCATTCACCAGTATTTTTATTGAACAAGCAGTCCCACAGTTCGTCCTTGACGGCAAGAAGTTCATTATATTCATTTTCAACATCTTGCAAAGATTTCCAATACATTCCGTTATCCTGATAAGAAAATAAAGCAGGATAAAGGACTGCTTCCTGTGCATCGTTTGCAGGAAAGTTGTAATTATATTCATCGAAAAGTTTTTCTAATTTGTCTGCGGCTTCCTGATTTGCAATGTATATAAAGTACGCTCTAGCAATAGCCTTTTCCCAGTTATCAAGAGGGATGATGTTTCTCAGACTATTCATCATAACCACAGACTTTTCCAGTCCTGCGGTTTTGCACTTCATTTCATGCTCGCGGCACTCGTCCTCAAATGCAAATTCCTTGCCGCAAACTTCACACTGATAAATATGCTTTTCAATCATTTTAATTTCCTTTCTTTTGTTTGTTTTGTTCATTTTGGTATCCTTTTTCCATATATTTTTTAACAAGCCGTAATACAGCTTGATTGCGAACACCGTCCGGGTAAAAATCTTTGACTTGCGTGGGGTCAGCTATCCACATAGTCAAAATACATTCTTCATGCGGGTCTGTCACAATGACTACTCCAGTATCAGTTAAAAGCCGCATTGCTTTCCCGCGTTCGTCTACTACCAGCTTGCGGGCGATGACTTCACCAAATCCAATGGTAGTAGCAATATAGGCAATGCGGTCAGCCCTTTCGTTAAGGGCGTGATTACTGAACCGGATGCGGAGGGGGGTCATTCTCCCACCTCCGGGAATAGTGTCTTTTCAAACGCTTCTTTGAAATCCGCTTCCCACATGGCGTCAATTTCTGCGGAGAAATCTTCATCATAATAAATGCCAAATGCGCTTGCGGAAGTAAATTCTACCGCACCTATGGCCTGTTGCCAAACTGTTTTTGCGGCAGTGAGGTCTTGCCCCTGCATATATGCCTTGCACAGCCGCAATTTAAGGTCAAGATATACACGGAGTTGGGTCTTGATTTTCTCGTTCATAGTGATTTACCTCTTTCTATTGTTTTTGTTTTCCTCTTGGATTGTCTTTATTCTACCAGATAGAGGCAAGAAAATCAATAGGCAAATTACATAAAATTTAATTGATTTTAGGATACTTTTTGGGCAAAATGACCAGAAGTTTGATTGTGAAATTTTTCACAACTCCCGCGGTTAAATTAAAATTCGGCTCGTCACCGCAGATGACGAGCCGCCCAAGATTTCTCAAGGGCGGTTCGTAGTTTTTAAGCGAGAAGAGTGTCAATTTCCTGAGCAATCTTTCTCAACTGTTCGGCGATGGCTCGATTGTCTTCATAGGCATCATAATAATCTGCGGCGCTCCGAAGGGTGTTAGTCAATTCATCCCGATAGTTGGGGTTGTACTTCTTGAACGCTACCGCACCATCTTCATCGCGGAAAATCTCCAAGGGGTCGCCCTCACGGATATTGCAGGTGCGGCGGATTTCCTTAGGAATGACCACTCGGCCCAGGTCATCAATGCGGCGAATAATTCCAGTTGCTTTCATAGTATTTTCTCCTTTCTTACCACTCAAAACAGTATTCATGCTGGGGAGTAAAGATACTTACTTTTAATACCCCTGTTTCCGGGTCGGGGAAATAAAGGCCCGCGGTAAAAGAGTAGGTATTGTGAGAGATAATCACAGGATGGCTACCCTCAACCGCACGAGAGGAATGAACTATACCCAGCCAGGCATTACGCTTATAGAAACTGGGATTGGTGTATACATCTTCCAGTTTTTCGTTGCGGTTTAACGCAGCTTCAAATGCCTCCCGCAAATGATTAGCCTTTGCACTGTCTTTCTTGAGATATTCCATAGTGAATACTCCTTTCTTTTGATGATACCATTCTAACATACTATCTACCTAAAGTCAATAGACAAAATGCACAAAGTTTTGGGATGGAGTTTGTGTAAAATAACAAAGTCTAAGATTGTTAAAATTTTGGCATATATGTGAATTATTTAACAAACTCGGCCCGCGCCGTGGAAAGCGGGCCGCCCAAGCTAAGTTAAGCGGCCCTATTTTTATCTCAAACTCCTAAACTCCATCAGTTTACCGTCAACCATCTTATGCCAGTACAGCTTGTTCTCATATCTGATAGCCCGCAAACGGTAGGTATGTTCATCCCAGGTATCGTACATTTCATCCACAACGATGTCGCCATAGCGACGTACGTCTTTTTCGCAAGCACCATCGCAAAATGTATATCCATTAGCTTTCATTGTTATCGTCCTCTATCTCCATATAGTTTTCATTGAAATATTCGTTAATGCATTCCAGGGTGGGATCTAACGCCTTATCACCCATCCACTCCAGGATTGTGCTTGCGGAATAGTTGTCAACAATCCAGCGCAAAATATCCTCTGAGTCCAGCATTTCCTCCGCGTCTTGATAGGCTTCGTCATAAGTGTCAAATTCGTCACCATACTGATTTTGCCATTTCATAATTTATACTCCTTTCCGGGTCTGCGGGCTGGGAAAATCTTTAGTGCAAATTCTTCCCAGCCCGTATGTTTTCTTTCTCTTATTTAGCAGTCTGCACCGATGCAGTGATATGCGTACCACAGTCCCCGCCGCTTGACCAGTTTATACCAGCAGGTGATGGGCTGACCGGTGCAGTCATAACCATAAGACGGCCGCAACTCATATCTTTCCTCAAAAATGCGGGCTACGTCCTCCGCGGTAAGGTTAAAGTATGCTTCCAGAATGGGGACCAGCACAATGATAGTTCCATCATCATACTGTTTAACCATGCGGCCAGCCTTGAAGTTGTGAGCGTCGTCAGCTTCCATGCGCTGTCGCAGGTCATATTTGAGTTGTGCAATAAGAGGTTTAGGAATACCGATTTCTTTTTCCAGAGTATGGATGACCTCAAATTGTGTTCTATACTTGTTATACATAATATTCCTCTCTTTCTCCCCGTTATGCCGTTAGGTCAGCTTCTTTTATCTGTCTTTGTGTTCGGTACAGAAACAATGCAGGAATACCGTCATACCTGCCTCTTTAGCTTCTGCGTAGGTGGGAAACTCTGGGCACTTGATATAACCATCGCTATTAATACTCTTACATTTAGCGCAAGTGATACACAGATTGTCTTTCATCATATCTGTCATGTTATGTTCTCCTTTAGTCCTGTGTCAAGTCTTCAAATATTTCCCGCAAGTATGCGCCATTCCGACTACTGGAAATGAACTGTCCATCCCAGTAAATTTCGTAACGCAAGGTTTTGCCTTGTGGCGTGCGAATAGCGATAAATTCCACGCCGTTATGACTTGCCAAAAGTGCTTTTCTCATAATACAGCCTCCATAAGTCCGCATACCACAAACGTGGTAACAAGTGTAAGGATTAGAGCAACGCCAGCAAGGACGTCGTGCAATTGTTTGTCATTCATGTTATGTTCTCCCTTGCGGGACGCCTTACCTTTTCTGCAAGGCGTCCCGCGGTCTGTTAGTCATTCCAGCCGTTCAGGTCGTTGTAACAGGACTTTGCGTCATCGAATGTGCGGAACCACTTTATATCGCTGTGATTATTCCATTCGCGGACGTTAAATCCATCACCTAACGCCTTTTCGATAAGGTACTTGCTCTGTTCAGACGCTTCTACCACGTCACTTTCTTCTATCCAGATGGTAGGCTTGCTAACAAAGATACCATCACAGCTAATGGTAACGCTGTCTGTATCGACTTCCACATAGTCAAGCCCACCATAGAGGAAGTGAAAGCCCATATTATCATTAGCGATATAGTCGTTATTCCTCATAGCGTCACAGTCTCCGACGTGTACCATCCAGCCCCACGGCCCGCCAATAGGCTTTTGCGCGTAGCCCTGAACGTATTTGCAGTCCTGCAAGATAATAGGCATATCAGCACCGCGCATATCGCGCAAGTCTCCAATTGTAATTTTCATAGTATCAATTCCTTTCAAATAATGTTTCATGTGAAACAATAGGTGGCACAATCCCGCTTTACTTGACGCGCTGAATGTTTCACATGAAACATTGTCGCGGCGCGTTTCCCTGTGTAGCGGTCTGGTGGTCTATTGCCTATTCACTTGTCAAGGTACACGGCGCGAACTCTGACCTTTCGACTTACCCGCGCGGGAGACTTCCCACGCATGGACGCGGGCGGCGCGCTGGCCGGTTCGGTTTTCCCTGTCCACGGTTAGATGATAACACACGGGAAAAGGGATTGCAAGAGAAATTTTGCATTTTTAGTAAGTTTGTGCAAGTTGCACATTGACTAACAAGAGGGGATCAAGCCTTTTGTGCAAAGTGTACAAACGGGGCGGCGTTGTCCGTGCGGCTGACCAGTGAGCGAAAAACCGCATACATAGGGGCGGGTGGTTTTTAGGATGTTAATTGTTTAATTTTTCACAATCCTCTTTGCCTGGACAAAAAATTTTCCAAATCCAGTTTTCAATTTGTCTTATCGGGCCATATCTATCCCTAATACTATTTTAAAACTTCTTAAATCCCAAGTTCCATCTTCCTTTTTCTTAGCTTTCCAGCCTTCATCCATCAAGACATCAACACCCAATCTTTTTAACCCATCCAAGTACGCCCCTCTTTCTGCTATCTCCATTTTCCAAAAATTATCAGGCACCCAAATAGTACCAACACACGGTTGCTTACCCTCCGCCGCAAATTCTTTATTTCTTACTACTGCTCTTTCTGCTACCTCTAACAGTTTATCGTCACACCCAGTTTCAAATACTTCATTATTCAATACATTAAAATTTAAATACAAACCACTTTCCTCCTTTCACAATTCCAATCCTTAGTCCTCTCCCTTTCGGCATAAATACTATTTCTCTCTTTCCTTCCCAAATTACTTTACCCCTATAAATTTTTACTACACACCCTTCCGCAGCTTCCATTTCCTTTGCGAAGTATCTTACCAACTCCCGCAAACTTCTACATCCATAAATTCCTTTATCACTAAATTTAATCTTTCCATCTCTTGTTTTTCCCTCTCTTGTAAACCATGGACCTCCACCATCTTTGCGCTCAAGTCTCCAAATCACAGACTCTCACCTTTCTTTTTTCTTTTATTATAACATAAATAAAAAAATTTGTCAAATTCTCAGCCAAAACTTGACAAATGCAAAAATTTTTAGTATAATATTCTTAGAGTTAAGAAAGAAAGGAGTGAATACATGACTAAACTTGACTATTCCATAGAATCCCCTCAAGATCGAACAACCTTCGTCTCAGATCTCCTCTCCTCCACTGACCCCTCTACCCTTACCTCCCAATACCTAGAAACTCTCGCCGATTATCTAATCATTGCATCAGAGAAGCAAGAGCGCAAGGATTCCCGTAAACGAGAGCTTCTCACCGCAAATCGCACCACCACTATCACTAAGTACGAAACTTCCTTTGAAGGTCTCGCCGCTGGTCTTGAGAATGGAGAAGATGGTATATATAACCTTACCTCTAACCGTGATACCCTCCTCACACCCAAAATTTCAATCACACCGCAAGATCTTGCGGATATCCCTCTACTGCGGCAGCTCAGAGATACGATCTCCACCTGGGAAACCGCTCTCCGCAAAGCAACTGGACGTGATGCATTTATCATCAAAAAAGCCCTCATCGAAATGCGGAAAGACCAATACCTCATTAAGTAGGCTTACCGCAAACCAATTGTCCCGCACAAACTTTCAAATCGTGGTTCTTTCCCAATCTCAATCGACGACCATTCTACCTACTCCAAAGGTGAATTAACCGTCGCTGGGGCTTCCCTCTTAGATCCTTCTTTTGTTGCGGCGCTGCTCTAGGATTATTCTCGTCTTAAACAAGATAGTTATGATCGTTTTGAAGGAGATACTTGGTATCTAATTCAAGCCTTGGAAGATATAACTGACAAAGCTCTAAAAGAATATCCTATCCATCATCGTATCTTAGAATACAAGATCGACGGTAAATCTAATGCAGAAATCCGCACCCTCATCAAAGAAGAATTTGATACTCTCTATACTCCAGAATATATCTCTGCACTCTGGTGTAAGAAAATTCCTCGTCTCATAGCAGACGCAGCCCAACGTGATTTTGTGGTGTGGCAAACTAACCTCCGCAATCTACCTACTAAAACTTGTACTAAATGCGGCTGCACTAAGCCTAAGTCTTCCTTATTCTTCTCAAAAAGCAACACAAGTAAAGACTTTTTCTATTCCATTTGTAAAGATTGCCGCAAAGCAAGATATGCGGCGGGGCGTGCCGGTCACGGTGACCAAGAAGCTTTACCGCGTGGTGACTAAGATGAAAGGAGAATTATATGGCACAACGAAGATGTACTAAATGCGGTCGTCTACTTGCGGATACAGATTTTTATACTTCTAACAACATAGAAAGATTTCCGCCAGACGGTAAAATGGCTGAATGTAAAAAATGCTGGTCAATGCATGTAGATAACTGGGACCCAGATACATATAAACCATTACTAGAACAATTAGATATTCCTTATATCAAAAGTGTATGGGATCAACTCTTAGAAAAATTCCTCTCCAAAAATGACGCCTCCAAAATAACAACAACAAGTGTTCTGGGACGTTATGTTTCAACAATGAAACTAACTCAATGGAGAAAATATCGCTGGGCAGATACAGAAGAACTAGCAGCGAAAGAAGAGGAAAAACTACGAAGCGCTCTCGTGCAACAGGGCTATACGGGCGAAGATCTAGAATTAGAAATGAAGAGAGACTTTGGACCACAACGTCCAGTGTCTGACTTGCGGCCACAGGAAGACCCCGCCGCAGATCCTTCTTCTATTGTTGAGGAAACCGCCTATGACCGTGAGCTCGCGGATAAATTATCAGAAGATGAAATCATGGGATTAAAACTTAAATGGGGCGATGCTTATCGTCTTAGTGAGCTAGTTCGCATGGAAAAACTTTATGCAGATATGATGGCATCCTACGACATTCAAACCGCAAGCCACAAAGATATTCTTATTTTCCTTTGCAAGACTTCCCTTAAGCTAAATCAACTTCTTGATGCGGGAGATATTGCAGAAGCCCAAAAGGTTGCCAAAATGTATGATACCTTACTCAAAAGTGGTAAGTTTGCGGCGGCGCAAGCTAAAGACGAAGAAACTGATTTTGTTGATTCTGTTGGAGAGCTTGTTACTCTTGCTGAGGAGCAAGGGTTTATTCCCAAGTATTATATTTCTCAACCTAACGATATGGTAGACCAAACTATTATGGATATGCAGCGTTATACCTACAATCTAGTGACGCAAGAAACTAGTCTAGGTACAATGCTGGAAGCTGCGATGAAACAAATTGAACAAGACCGTGAAAATGAAAAGAATGTCAGTACAGAAGAAGAAGATGATAATAGCGATTTATTCAACTATGATGAAAAACCTCTCAAAGTAGAAGATTTTCAATCATTTGATGAATTTGAAGCAGAACTCGCAGCGGCTGATGAAAATGAAGAGGCTGGTGATAGTTAATGGCTCTTGCTGAACTAATTAACCTCTCACCTGATATTAAAAAAGTTGGTTTATCTGAAGAACGGGTGCGGGCTTGCTTACCTGAAATTCGTAAATTTGTTTCATTCTGGAGAGCTTATCCAGACTTATTTATTGATTTCCTTTAGACGGGCGGAGATGAAAGTAAGCCTAAGAAGTTAAAATTCTACCATTATTAGCGAGTATTCTTGCGGATAACCGCTAGATATAAATACGTATATGCTACTTTTCCGCGCGCCTACTCTAAATCATTCCTCTCCGTTCTAACCTTAATGATCAAAGCTATACTATACCCGGGCGCTAAGCTATTCGTGACCGCGGGAGGCAAGGAATAGGGATCGGGTATTCTAAAAGAAAAAATAAATGAACTGTGTGATCTTGTTCCTGCATTGCGGCGAGAGATAGACTGGTCTCGTGGTGCAACAAAAGAAGGAAAAGATTATTGTGAATACCACTTCAAAAATGGTAGTATAATAGATAACCTTGCGGCGAAAGAAAGTAGCCGTGGTAAGCGTCGACATGCGGGGCTCCTTGAAGAGTGTGTAGGAATAGACGGTGACATGCTCAATAGTGTGGTCTTGCCCATAATGCAGATAGATAGGCGCACCGCTTGCGGATTACCTGATCCAGATGAACCGCTCAATAAATCCCAGATTTACGTGACTACGGCTGGATGGAAGAATTCTTTCCCTTACCAAAAACTAATCGCCTTGCTAGTTCGTATGGTAATTGAGCCAGAAAAAGCCTTCATAATGGGAGGCACTTGGCGCGTACCTGTAGCCGTTGGATTACAGAGTAGATCTTTCATTAATGATTTGCGGCGAGATGCTACGATGAATGATGTCTCCTTTAGCCGAGAGTTTGAGTCAGCATGGGCCGGAACAGTCTAGGATGCATTCTTCGATGGCGATGCTTTCGATCATTGCCGCAAGCTTCAACTACCGGAGTACGAGTGCTCCGGTCGGTCATCTGCGAGAGCATACTATGTAATTGGATTCGACGTTGGTCGTTTAAAATGTGCCTCCATTGCTACTGTGTTTAAAGTAACACCACAATCTCAAGGGCCAGCTGTTAAATCTCTTGTTTGTATTTATGAATTGTATGATACTCACAATGAGGATCAGGCAATCTGGCTTAAGAAAATGTATTACAAGTATAAAGCTCGTAGGTTAGTCATAGATGGAAATGGCTTGGGCGTTGGTCTTATAGACTATATGGTGAAATCCCAGACAGACCAGAACGACGACTACTACCCGCCATTTGGTGTGTACAATGATGTAGATAATGAATATAAAAAATTTAAAACAGATGACACTGAATTAGATGCTATATATATTATCAAAGCAAATGCACCAATTAATACAACCGCACATGCAAATTTTCAGTCACAAATTAATACTGGTAAAGTGCGGTTCTTGATAGACGCAAATACAGCTAAAGCTAAATTAATGGGCACAGTAAAAGGTTCAAAAATGACGCCAGAAGAGCGTCAGGCTTATTTGCGGCCATATGACCTTACCTCAGTTTTGCGATCTGAAATGCTTAACTTGCGGGAAGAGAATACTGGTACTAACATTATTCTCAAGCAAGTCAATAGAGGTATTCCTAAAGATACCTTCTCATCTGCTGAATACGCATTGTATTATATTCGTGTTGAAGAAGAGGATAAAAAACGTAAAAAGAAATTTAATATTGCAGATGCAATGTTTATGACTTAAAATTTTTTTGGAAGTTAGGGCAAAAGTAAATAAACTTATTGCCCTAATTTTCAAATATTATGAAAAGATATATTGACTGGAGGTGAGGCTTATATGAGAGCGTCGCGTGGCGAGATTAAAATTGAAGAAATTTTAATGAAGAATGAAATTCCATTTCAAGAGGAATACTCATTCCCAGGCTTAAATGCCCCAAGCGGGCGTCCTCTTCGTTTTGATTTTGCGGTCTTCGATGATTCGGGTAATCTAGACTTCCTGATTGAATATCAAGGTATCTAGCATTACTAGGCTAAATCAAAGTTCGGGGGATCTAGAGGCCTCTATCAACAACAGTATAACGATAATTTAAAGCGTAGATTTTGCATAGAGCATGGTATAACATTAGTGGAGATTCCGTATTCTGATGAAGCCTTTATCAACTACAATTATATCATGCAGAAAGCAGGATACTGATGCAGACAGGAGGTGAAATCTTGGGACGGCAAGAAGAAATTCATAGCAGAGGATTTGATTTAACGAGTCCGCAATCAGGTTTTATGACAAGAACAGAATATCTTGATAAATACGGTAAAGATACTTCTTCTGACTATGATGCCTATATAGAATATGCTAAATTGCGGGCTGGGCTAAAAGATATTGATAATGCAGTAATTGATTTTAATTCCTATAAACAAATAAACAGTAATTATGGAGATAAGAAATTCGTATTAACGCAAATCTCATAGGGCAACGTTTCAGAGATGCGTAAAATTTCTGATTTCTATTACAATTCAAATGGTATCTATCGTAGAGCTTGCTAGTTATTAGCTATTTTATATAAATATGATTGGTATATAACTCCATTCTATGAAGGAATTAGTTGGAAGGGTAGCAAGGCTGAATCGAAATTACTTCCAGATGTGGCCAAAGTATTAAATTATTTTGATAACTCTGAGGTCAAACGCACACTTGGAAACATTGCTCTTAAAGCAATTCGTCAAGGTGTTTATTACGGTATTTGGCTAGACTGGGGAGATAAATTCTCATTCCAACAACTTCCCGCTGACTATTGCCGCAGTCGTTTGTATAGTGGAATTGATCCAATCGTTGAACTAAACTTAAAGTTTTTTGATACATATTTTAAAAATGCAGAATACCGTGCTAAGGTTTTAAAATTATTTCCAACGGAAGTACAACAAGCATATGTAAAATATACAAATAACAAGCTACCGCCTCTTTATCCGGGTGATACGGTAGGATGGATTGCGTTGGACCCTGGCATGGCGATCAAATTTTCACTAAATGATAGTGATTTTCCAACTCTCATTAGTGTAATTCCTTCTCTAATTGATCTTGATGCCGCGTAGGAACTCGACCGCAAGAAAACTATGCAACAATTAATCAAGGTGCTGATACAGAAACTTCCACTTGATAAAAATGGAGATTTAATTTTTGACCTTGATGAAGCAAGAGACATCCATAATAATGCGGTGGCCATGCTGAAACGTGCGGTGGGTATTGATGTTCTGACCACGTTTGCGGACATTGAAACTGTGGATACACAGGATAAAACTACTGTGGCATCTACCGATCCGCTACAAAAAGTTGAGAGAACTGTTTATAATAACTTAGGTATTTCTCAAAACCTGTTTAATACAGAGGGAAGTACCGCGCTTGAGAAGTCTGTTATTAATGATGAAGCTAGTGTTCGTGATTTAGTTTATCAGTTCCAGGCATTTTTAAACAAAGTTATTAAGAAGTTTGATAGAAAGGGACATTATTCATTTAGAATTGAGATTTTGCCCACTACTATTTACAATTTCAAAGACATTTCAAAGATGTATAAAGAGCAAACGCAAGTTGGCTTCGGTAAGCTACTGCCGCAAATTGCGCTTGGTCATTCACAATCTTCTATCTTGGCTACAATGTATTTCGAGAACGAGGTCTTAAAGTTAAGCGAAATTATGATTCCGCCAATGATGTCTAGTACAATGAGTTCTAAAACAACCTCGCAAAAAGAGGCTAATGAAAAAATTGTAAATGATGATAAGAAAGAACCTGGTAGACCTACACTCGACGAGGACAAGAAATCAGAAAAAACATTAGCTAATGAAGAAGCACAGAAATGAGAGGAGTGAAAGAGAATGATGCACGTTAGTGTTCCTCTTGATTCTACCATAGAGTTAATTGAGAGTACAGAAATTTCTCCTCTTATTTCTAAGGTAAAAATCAAGGTTTGTTATGTGGGCGATGAGCCTAACCGCAATAAGACAATTATTACCAAAGAACTTGCGGAGACCCTAGGCCCTACGCTCAGGGGATCCCCAATTGTAGGCTATTTTAACCAGGATGATGGAGACTTCGAGCAGCATAATAAAGCAATTGAAGTCAATGGTAAAGAATTCGCAATTGTTGATGTAACTAAGCCATATGGTTTTGTTGATCTGAACGCGGCGGTCTGGTTCTAGAAGTTTTTGGATGATAATGCGGTGGAGCGTGAGTATCTTTGTACCGAGGGCTATTTGTGGACTACCGCTTATCCAGAGTGCCAACGTATTATTGAAAATGGAAATAATCAATCATTAGAGTTTGATGAAAAAAATTTTTCAGGAGTTTGGACAAAACAAGATAATTCTAATGCGAGATTTTTCATTATAAATGAAGCGATAATTGAAAAATTATGTATACTAGGCGAAAATTATGAGCCTTGTTTTGAAGGCGCGCAAATCAAAACTGAGTTTTCTCTTGATGACCAGTTCGCGGAGATGCGCAAGACCATGTATTCAATGGTTAATGACCTTCACGAAGTATTAAAAGAAGGAGGAAACAAAGTGCCTACTGAATATGCTGTTGAAATTGGTTGTTCCCTGTTTGATGCCATTTGGGACAAGATGTGGAGTCTTGGTAATTACCGTATGAAAGGTGTCTATGAGGAAGGCGACCAAAAATTCGCTATTATGCAGGATCGTGATAATTTAAAGCTGTTCCGTCTGGATTTCCAGTATGATGAGCAAAATGGGTTCGTTCCCGCAAATGAAGTGGTTGAAGTGACAGAAACATTTAATGCGGCTGCTACTCAGTATTCTGAGGAAGATATTCTTGCTTATGAAGCTAAGAAAGCCGAGCCCGTGACTGAAAATAGTCTTGCGGAGCCCCAGACTAGCGAGCCGGAAACTGAGCCTATCGAGAATCCCGCTACTGAAAATGCTCTGCAGGAGGGAGAGCCTACTCCTACAGAAGACCTCGTTCCCGCACCTACTTATTCTCTTGATGATGTTGTTGAGTATCAAGAGCTACTGAGCAAGTATTCTGCTTTGGAAACTGAGCATCAGGCGATGCAAGAAGAGTTAACTACCCTGCGTGAGTTCAAGCTGGCCGCTGACCGTAAGGAAAAGCAAGCTATGATTGACAAGTTCTATATGTTATCTGACGAGAACAAGCAAGATGTGATTGATCACATTGATACTTATTCTCTTGATGATATTGAGGCTAAGCTGAGTGTGATTTGTGTTCGCAATAAGGTAAGTTTTGTGAACGACAATGAGCCTGCGGCGCCTACCGCTTATAACCTAAATTCTGCTTCTGATGGCATCGAGGAAGAGTGGATTCGTGCCGTTAAAGCTAAGGAAAAATCACAAAACTAATCTATAAGGAGGAAATATATAAATGGCTAAGAAATCTTTAAGCCAGGCTAAGTTCGTCAAGCTGGGATATGGACAACTGGAACCTAACCATCTGTCTGCTCGTCGGAATGGTAAGATCTATGCTCAGCTGCCTGCTGATAAGACCATTGAGGTGCTGGAGAATGGTCAGTTTGTGAAGTACGACTATGCCAATGGCGTTGTGAATTTTACTGGTGAGGGTCCCTGGATGCTCGTGTTTAATGAGCCCAAGCCCTATGAGGATCGTCAGACCAATCAGGACTTCGCTATGAAGCGTGAGGACTATGTGGCTTATGTATATAATGCCGCTAATGATGCTATGCCTGAGAGCACTGTGATGGTTCCTCGTGTTATGAACACCGACGGTGGTGACATTTATACTACCAATATGGTCGATGAGGAAACCCTGGCCGTTGGTGATAAGCTGGCTCCTAATGCTAAGGGCATTCTGGATAAGACTTCTGGTGCTACTGCTACCGAGTGCGTGTGGCAGGTTGCTAAGGTTTACACCATGCCTGATGAGCAGCCTGGTGTCAAGCTGATTCGCATTAAGTAATTGAAAGGAGAGATTAGAATTATGTTAGAAATGAATCAACTGAAAGCTCTGGCTAATGCCGCTGCTGAAGCTAATCGCTCCGCGGCTACTTGCTACTCTGTGAACGGCGAGAACCTGAGTGTTTCCGCTATTAATGATACTCTACGTGACCAGTTCAATGAGATTGCTGGTACTTATAACCTGTATCGTGAGAATAAGACCAAGGTTTACTCCCTGGTTGAGACCCTGCTGGATGACATCCTGCCGACGAAGGTGTTGCAGCGTTATGCTGATTTTGCTGAGACTCAGACCTTTGCTCAGGGCACCAAGCCTGTGTTTATCCGCAAAACTGGTAAGATGCGCGCTAAGCAGTTCATCACCAAGGTCGGCCTGGCTGGCCGTTACGAAGTCTTTGCTCTGGGTGAGAAGAGCTTCGAGGTCGCTACCTCTGCTATCGGTGGCGCTGCTGCCATCGGCTTTGAGGAGTTCCTGGATAGTCGTGTTGATTGGGCCGAGCTGGTGAATATTGTCCTGGAAGGTATGGATGAGCTGATTCTGCGTGAGATCGCTAAGGCTCTGATGTCTTCTATTGAGCAGCTGCCTGCGGCTAATCGTGTTTCTGCG